ATGAAGACTTTGATTATGCAGAAATATTAATAACAAATAAAAATAAAAAAGAGAGTTTTTATGATGGAGCATATGAGCATTGGGGAGAAAGTGGTGTTTTAGGTCATGCTAGAGTAACTTATATTAACCATAGAGATAAATCAGCCGCAGTTGTTGACGAATTTCAAAGTGATGCTGTACAAGGTGGTGGTATAGCAAGTAAACAAACAAGTGAGCGTTGGGCTAACATTAAAAAAGATCGAGATGATGGTCTACCAACTTTAGGTGATATAGGTTTACACTATGAACTTGAACTTTTCGATTTTGTTTCTTCTTATTTTCTTGGGAATGTCCCACTTAGTAAAAAATTTAAAGACGAAATAAAAAGATATAATTATGATTTTGATAGTATAACAGATCAAGAGGCTGCAGAAACTGCAATAAAAGTAGGTCTTACTGACACAGTTAAAAAACTTACAAAGTTAAAAGATAAACACATACGTAATGAAATTACTTATGGCGAAGTTGTTGATGAGTTAGCAAAAGAATTTAATTTAAAAACAAGTGCTATTAAAAGAAGAAGTATACAAGAAATAAGTGAAATTGATAATGCTTTTGCTAATGTTTTAGGTGATTATGTTTTTGGTAAATCTGTTGTAAGAAAACATGATAAAAACAACAATGGTGAAATGAAAGAAGATCTAGCAAGTATATTTAGTGCAATAAATGTACAAGATTTTACTGATCATTTAGTACCTTTAAATTTAACTGGTTCAGTTCGCACTGCTTTATTGGGTGTAATTAAAGATGCAAAAGAACGTGGTATAAATAAAATAATTATTCCTCCTGTAGAATCACTTATGAAAGTTAGACGAGGTGGTTCTAAACCAGCTTTTAAAGCAACGTATGAAGATGCAGCTATTAAAGCTTTAAAAGAATTAAAATCAGAAACTAAAGGTAAAATAAATTTTGAAAGAAAAGAAGATGATCTTATATCATTTGAAGCAGGTTCTGACCCAATAATAATAGATGTTTCAGATTTTGAAATACCAGAGTTTGCACAGTTTAGATTTTATAAAGGTGGAGATGTACCTAAGAATAATTGGGAAAGACTTACACGTTGGATAAAAAGTAAATTAGATGAGATAGAGAATCCATTTAAAAAAGCTAATTATGATTGGGGTCCAGGAGTTGTACGTGCTTTTAAACAAATGGTAAAAATAGATGAACAAAGAGCTAAAGAAACTTTTCCAGATTTATATAGAAAACATATAAAAGGTGAGAAATTATACAATAAAGGTGGTGTCACAATGAAAGATCAAATGCAAATGGCCTTCATAGATGAGGGTGGACTAAGGGATGATGGAATGAATAGAGATCCTGTATCAGGTAATGAAGTTCCCTCTGGTTCTCTTGCGGAAGAAGTAAGAGATGATGTACCAGCAAGGTTGTCAGAAGGAGAGTATGTTGTTCCTGCTGATGTAGTTCGTTTCTACGGTGTAAAGTTTTTTGAAGATTTAAGAACTAAAGCTAAGATGGGCTTGCAAGATATGGAACAAAATGGTCGAATAGGTGGAACACCTATTAATGAGCCTACTCCTGCTAGATCTATGGATGAGGATTTAAGTTCTGAAGAATTTGAATTTTTACAAAGCTTAGTAGGTGACGAAAGAAATCTTGATGCTATGAGTCAAGAAATGACCTCACAAGCAACTGCTTTAAGTGAAGGTGGAGAAGTAAGAGGTTACTATGATTCTAGTATGGTTACTAATCCTTATCAACAACCTTATGTACCAGCATATGCTACCCCAGGGGCTATGACTGTTGGGATGAATGCACCATACATATATCCAGGATCAGGTGGTACTCCAGGGTATGGCCCACCACAAGCTCCACAAGAACCACCAGGTGGATGCCCTGAAGGAATGATGTGGAATGGAACTATGTGTGTTATAGATCCTAATTATGTCGCACCACAAAGAGGTGGTGGTGGCAGTGATGACGATGGTCCAGGGACTACAGCACCAGAACCAAAACCTTGGTATGAAGGTATAGATGTAAGTGACCCTTCAGGTTATCTCGATGGTTTATTGGGAGCACAACAAGAAGATCAAAGTATGATCGGTGGAATATTATCCAACATGCCTATCTTTAAAGCAGTTGGCAGTATTGGACATTTAAGTAATGTTGCCAAAGCTAGAGCAACAGTAGCTATGGCTAAAGTTACGGAAGTTAATGGTAAAGCTAAATACAGTGATGAAGAAATTTCTGCTATGGAAGCTAAGATTGATAAGTACATAGATGATAATAATGTTAATAGAAAAATTGCAGACTCTATAGCTTCTGGTAGAATGTTTACAACTAGTGGTATGGGTAACTTTGATAAAAATAAAGATGGTAAATTAGATTTCTTAGAAGAACTTGGTGGTAATATAAAAGAGAAACAACCAACAAAACCAAAACCTGAATATATTGATACTTCTAAACTTAAAGGAGTTTCAACAAGCACAACTTTTAAAAAAGATGGTGATACTGGAACTGAAACAGATGCTTTACGTAGACAAAGAAGTGATGAGAGTAAAAGTAATTTAGAAAAAATGATGGCTGATACTCGTAAAAGAGCTGATGCTATTAAAGCAGAAAGTAAGAAAACTGGTAAAAGTATTGCTGAAATTGGTAGAGCATCAGCACCATCAAGTGCAAGTAAAACTGCAAAACAAAAAGCCAAAGAAGAAGGTGATCCAAGAGGAATGGATAAAGGCGGCTTAATGTCTAAGAAAAAGAAAAAATAAGTTGTACAACCTATTAACCCTATCCTATACTGATAACGATAAGGCTACCCTATACTGATAACGATAAGGCTACTCAGCTACGGCTGACCCCAACATAAAAGGAGAAATACTATGCCTGAACTAGCAGAAATTGAAACCCCAAAAACTGCAGGATTTGTTGAACGTGGATCTAATTACGCCAAACGACAACAACGAATGGAAGACGAAGAAAAGGAGATTGCAGAGCTTGAAGCCCAACAACGTGGTGAAACTGAATCTAAAGAAGAAGTTACCGAAGAGAAAGAGGCCCATACAGAAGCTAAAGAAGAAACGCTATCTGCAGAAGAAAAATCTTTTAAAAAACGTTATGGTGATTTAAGACGCCATATGGGTGAAAAGGAAAAAGAGTGGAAAGAAAGACTTGAAGCTCTTGAGAATAGGTTAGAGAATACCTCTGTTACTCCACCTAAATCTGATGAAGATATTGCTGAATGGTCAAAGAAATATCCAGATGTTGCAGGTATAGTAGAAACTATTGCTGCTAAAAAAGCACAAGAAATGTTTAGTAAAGCAGAGAAAAGACTTCAAGAAATAGATGAAGTACAAAGCGAAGCTAAACGTATAGAACTAGAAGCAGAGATAAGACAGGAGCATCCTGACTTTGATGAGTTAAAAGCTGCAGATAAGTTTCATAACTGGGCAGAAGAACAACCTAAGTGGGTTCAAGATGCTTTGTATGAAAATGCAGATGATCCTGCTTCTGTAGTAAGAGTTATTGATTTATATAAGATAGATCACAAAATAACTAAAACAGATAAGAAAGCAAATAAAAAAGCTGCTGCTTCTGTTGTTACAAAAAGAACCAAGACATCTGTAGATGCTGATGAAGCTGGAAGTTACATTAAAGAATCTGATGTAGCTAAGATGTCTACTAAAGATTTTGAGAAAAATCAAGATAAAATAAACGAAGCTCTTAGGGCAAATAAGTTTATTTACGATATTTCTGGCACTGCCAGATAAAAGATGTTGACAAATTTAAATTTGTTAATATAACTAAGGTCATAGCAAACAGAGCCTCATTCAGACTACCTCTATGCTAACCTTTAAGAAAGTCTAAACTAACAAGAATCACCTGAGTAAGTACAGGCCCAACTAGTATTGATTGGCGAATCTTTACTAGATTGCACCCTAGAAAATATTCAGCCTCTTTAATGTACGTTTAGCTTTGTAACCCAAAGCCAAATAACAGGAGGATTTATCATGGCTTTTACATCCGCATCGGGTCACGGTAACTTACCTAATGGTAATTTTAGTTCCGTAATTTACTCGAAAAAAGTACAGCTTGCTTTCCGCAAGAGTACTGTTACTGGTGATATCACAAACTCTGATTATTTCGGAGAGATTGCTGCTCAAGGTGATACAGTGAAAATCATCAAAGAACCAGAAATTTCTGTGAGCAGCTATGCTCGTGGAACTACTGTTTCTGCACAAGATCTAGACGATGAGGACTTCTCTCTTGTCATCGACAAAGCAAACTACTTTGCTTTTAAAATTGATGACATCGAAGAAGCACACTCACATGTCAACTTCATGGATCTTGCAACTAACCGTGCAGCTTACCGTTTAGCTGATCAGCATGACCAAGAAGTTCTTGGTTACCTAGCAGGTTTTAAACAGTCATCTCTGCACTCACAAGCAGACACAGCTAATGACCAAGTAAATGGTTCAAAAGCTGTATCTACTGCTGGCTCTAACGAATTGCTTTCAAGCATGCAGTTAAAGAAAGGCGACTTTGGCAATATTACAACTACCTCTGCTGGGGATCACTCAATTCCACTAGCAGCACGTATGCCAGGTGCTACTGCACTTCCAACTGCCACAGCTTCACCATCAATGGTTGTAGCTAGAATGGCTCGTTTGTTGGATCAACAACAAGTTGATACACAAGGACGTTGGATTGTTGTAGACCCAGTGTTCATGGAAATTCTTCGTGATGAAGACTCACGTCTTTTCAACGCAGACTTCGGTGAATCTGGTGGTATGCGTAATGGTCTTGTTTTGAATAACTTTCATGGTTTCCGTGTTTATACTTCAAGCAACTTGCCAGCCGTTGGTACAGGCCCAGGTACAACTGGTTCTGCAAACCAAAACGCCAACTACGGTGTAATCGTAGCTGGACATGATTCTGCTGTCGCAACTGCGGAGCAAATCAATAAAACAGAAACATATCGTGACCCTGACAGCTTTGCTGACATTGTTCGTGGTATGCATCTATATGGCAGAAAGATTCTTCGTCCAGAAGCTCTTGTTAATGCCAAGTATAATGCAGCGTAGGGAGGAATAAACAATGGCTACAGTTTCTTCATTAGTTGTAAGTGCTAGAGGTTCTGGGAACCCTAAAAAGTCTCCATACATGGTGCAAACAACTCTAGACTTTTCAAACTCTGCTATCAACTCATTATCTGCAGGTGACATCGTGCAAGCGATAACTATACCTGCTGATACATGTGTATTGTATGCAGGTGCTGAAATGATTACTACAGTTCAATCTGGCGCTGATGGTAATACCGTAAACTTAGGTTTATCAGACGTAGATCAGTACATAGCTGGTGCAGACATTGATGATGACTCGGCTATCTTGTCATCAGGTGTTGGTTACCTTACTCCTGCATCTACAGCTTCTGTACCTGTTTTACTAGGTGCTGCTGACACGCTTGATCTTGAGCTACAAGCTACATCAACTGCTCCAAACGAAGGCAAGATTCGTATTTTTGCTTTACTTATGGATATAAGTCCAATAGGTAACGAAAATACTGCACATGTTGCCGCAGGTGGTGCTGCTGAAGTAGATCGTGATCTACTAGCATAAAATAACTTTAGGGGCTGCTTTTTAAGTGGCCCCTTTAGAACATCTAAATGATACTTAAAGCTAAAAATAAATTATCTAGTTGGGATATTAAAATATTTAATCTGGATGAAGTATATGCCAGAATGGATGATGCTGCTTTAACAGATAGAAATTTTTTAGCTGCTATTAAAAAATCAATAGATGAAAATGGTATGCTTTGGCCCCCAATAGTTTGGTCACAAAAAACCTTTCTACGTTATGCTGAAGAACAACCATATAGACAAGACCCTACTAAACCTGTAGATGTAGATTTTAAGTATCGTTGTGCTATAGGAAATAATAGGTTTAACTACGCTAAAGAAAATGGGTATAAGCAAATAGAATGTGTTTATGTTCCAACTTGGCAAGATAAAGATGCAGTATTAGAAGTAACTAAAATGGAATACTGCGTAGATTTTTAAGAGGATTTAAAATGGGTATAACAACAGCGATGTGTACAAGTTTTAAAAGTGAGCTTTTGGGTGGAACCCATGATTTAGATACTCATACAATTAAACTTGCACTTATTAAAGCTTCACCATCAGGAACATATAATGCAGCTACTACTAACTATTCAAATGTTACAGGTAACTCTGACGAAGCTAGTGGTACTAATT